AAATTGTCCAAAGACTTATAGATCAAACCACTGCTTACCTTAATGAATGTAAGAAGATAGGTGATCGGAAGATCTTAGATTCCAACTGGAGGATACTTTTGGATATTCGTAAAGAACTGGTGGATGTCAGATATTCTTACGGTGGCTCTCGCCAAGAACCAGTAGTCGTCATGATACAAGGCGCACCAGGCACCAAGAAAACAGTATGGCTAAGGCATCTGAGTGAAGCCTTGGTTAGACATTTTAAACCTCATCTCGAGGACGCCTCTACTGAGATATATAGTAAGCCTGCAGGTGATTTTTGGTCTGAGTACAAAAATCAATTTATAACATGTATGGATGATTTCGGGCAAATCAGAGACTCCTTGGGTGATCCTAGAGAAAAAGGGGATTTAATTAATATGTATAACACTATACCCTTTCCTCTTAATATGAATAATAACGAGGATAAGGGTAAAGTTTATTTCTCGTCAGAATTCGTGTTATTGACAGCTAATTCGGGATGGCAGAATGCTGAATCACTCCTAAGTGAACAAGCTCTTAAGCGAAGAATAGATATTAACGTATCTATCCAATGTAATAATAGTACAAAACCAGTTAATGGTACAGGGATTGAACTTATGGATCCTGCTAATTACACCTTTATAATTAAGATTCGAAATGAAGAGTCTCATCGTACCAATCTTAGTGGTCTGTTGACAACTTGTGTCTCACAATACAAGATTAAACAGACGCATTATAAGGTATTTAAAAAAATACAAGATGAATTAGTAGGGGCTACGTCTCTTGACAAATCAGGAGAAGAACTTCTAGCCGAACAACTGGCAGAAGTTGAATCCAAGATGGATGCTATGTTGGCCAAGAAAAAGGACGACCAATGTCTTAGGCAATCAGGTTCCTCAGATCATGTTCCTGTTGACGAAGATCATTTGATAATGGAAGCTCTCGATTTAGAGAAACACATTAACGGGACTCTTAACATTAAAGAGATTCCCGAATTCAAACAAATGATACCTCCCATTGTGAGTGGTGAAAAAATATTTGATGACCAAAAATTCCAATGCGACTTTTACCCCGACATGGCCGATCTTGAATATAGTGCCGCCCTTGACCTATTGAAAAAGACTTGTCTACCACAAGTTATGCCCTTATACGGTTTAACGCAGAGTGATAAGCAATTCCTAATGCTCCACTTTGGTGAGAAAAGGACAGAAGTCTTTATGTTAGAGTATCGTATAGCTAGACATATGTTTGGAAAACCTAATGGCACTCTATTGAAGCTTATATGTGACAATACTTCACGTACCCAGAGGGGTTATTATTTAACCGAGATGTCTTTGCTAATGAGCATCTGGATGCAAGATCGCATTAAGTTTTATGATATCTTTAGATTGGAACAACCGACGATAGAAGATATGGTACATTATAGAGGTTTCCAGGAATTTGCTCTTTTGAGTGATTGGAGGCTTGCTGTTAGACGCACAAACAAACGCGTGACTGAATATTTTAGCAGAACACGTAGTCGAACTCAAGAGATCGTACAATCCGTCGAGAGTGGTATCGCGGATAAAGTGTCTAAGGCTTTTGGAATGAATATTACTCAAGAAGGCATTCATAAATTCTTAACTGTAGCTGCTACTCTAACTAGTGTCAGTCTATTAGTTATTCCTGTTATTAAATATGCTTACGGCTTTATAGTTCCTACTGAAACTACTGAACAATCTTATTTCGTTAATAAGGAGAGCACAGAAAAAAA